GATAAGATTCTAAACGCAATAGAAGAAAGTAAAAACACTACTTTAGCTAAACTTATTGCGGCAGCAGGAATCCATAATATTAGTACAACCGCTAGTATTATGTTAGCAGATTATTTCCATACTTGGTATGATTTTAGAGAAGCTATATATGGAGATTTTGACTTTACTCACCTACCTCATTTTGGTACTATTGCTGATTATGATATAAAGAATTTTGATTATACTGAAATTGATAAGATAGCTAAAGACTATATTAATTTTGTTGATAATTATAGTGAATCACAACCACCGCAAAAACAAATATTAAAAGATAAGAATTTTGTAGTAACTGGGAAGTTAAAGCATTATAAAAATCGTGATGAATTAGCAGATATTATAAAATCTATGGGAGGAAAAGTAACAAGTTCAGTTACAAGTAAAACAAATTATTTAATTAATAATGATACAGATAGCACCTCTCAAAAGAACCAGAAGGCAAAGGAACTTAATATCCCAATCATTAGCGAGGACGAATTTATTGCTTTGATTCAGCAGTAGGTTGAAATCTGTCAAAATTTTTTATATAATATAGATGAAGATGAGAGATAAAAAAGAATTAAAGAATCTAGCTAAGAAAATTATTAAGTTAGAAAAAGAGTGTCAATTAGGTCATAATACCAAACATAATATGGATAAAATGATGTGTCTTATGGCTGACCTCTCATTGGAAGAGTTGTCGTATATAGACAATTATATACTCAATAAAAATTTGACATTCTAAAAAATATATATTATAATATTGATAACAATTAAATTTAAGGAGAAACATTTATTATGGCACTAAAGGAAAATTCAAGAAAAGTATTTGATTATGTTAAGGCTAATAGCGACAAGGATTTCACAGCTAAGGACATCGCTGCAGCACTTGGACTTCCAGTTCAGTCTGTAAACGGTATTGTAACTTCTGCTTTCCAGAGAAAGGGTCTCATGGAGAGAATCCCTGCAGAGGTTGAGAACGCTGATGGCACTCATGACAAGGTTAAGCTTATCAAGCTGACTGCTGAGGGTATGGCATTTGATCCAGACGCTGAGCCAGCTGAATAATTAGGTATTAATCCTGTAAATTCTTAAGGGTTGGGTTTTAATAACCTAACCCTGTTTTTCTAAGGAGAAATTATGAGTATCGGAATAACAGCTATTATTTTACTAATTAGTGTTATCTGCTTAATCATTAGTTATAGATTTGCTAAGAATACTCATAAAATAAATACTCAAATTGACTCACAGAATAAAGAACTACAAGATAAAAATGATGAATTAAAAGATACATATAATTCTTATAAAAATCAATGTGATACAATTCAAGTTACTTTAAATCATAAAGAAGAAGAAGTAAATAAACTTGAATCTACTATTCAAAAGAAAACTAATGAAATAGCAGAATTATATAAAAAAGCAGAAGAAACTGCGGCAACTGAAAACAAGATACAAGAACAAGCATTTTTAAACTATTGTAATGTATTAGAAAATGAATATCAAAAGCAAGATAATGAGTTTAATAAGAAAATTGAATCTTTAAATCAAGAGATAGAAAAGACTAAAAACGATCTTGCTTCCATATCATCGACCCGCGCGGCCGCCCGTGCCGCCCTTCAACGGGAACAAGAAGTGAAGGATAACAAGGACAATTACCGCCTCACTCCAAGTCAAGATGATCTAGATGATATAAGGCGGCTAGAGATTGTAAAGCGTGAATTACATAAGCCGCGGATCTTAAGTATGTTGATCTGGCAAAGTTTCTGGCAACCTCTTGCTAAAAGGAAGTTTCCCGAAATTCTGCAAGATAAAACCAAGATGGGTATATATAAAATAACCAACCTTGAAACTGATGAATGTTATATAGGACAAAGTGTTGATATTTATAAGCGTTGGAACGACCATTGTAAATGCGGTTTAGGTATTGACACACCTCCTGGTAATAAATTATATAAAGCTATGCAAGAATATGGACTAGAGAATTTTGCTTTTGAAATATTGGCAGAATGTCCTTCAAATGAATTAAACGAAAAAGAAAAATATTTTATAAATTTATACGAAGCAGATAGTTTTGGATATAATAGTACGATAGGAAATAAATAATGGATTTTAAAAATACTAATGTATATAATTTTGAGGGTGCTTTTCATGGTATGCGTAACCCCCTAGAATCATGGAAACAATCAGACAGCTTCTTTGGTATAGTTCATGATGAATGTGACTTCCCAGAATCAGATATTTCTGATCTCTGGGTAGATGAAGAAAACATTGAGCGCCGCGAAATGGGATTGGAAGAATTAAGCCATGATATGGAAAATTATAATGAATATTATAACCGTTGTGATGAAATAGAAAATTGGCTTAGAGAGAACGGTGTACTTTCTGAGGATGGGTATTATGCAAATGTTGCATATCTAGGTCCAAGGGATCTCGACCTTGCGCAGCGTCTTATAACCGCAGGACCTGAACATGCTAAATTCCTCCGTCAAATCTTTGTGTCTGTTGATATAACAGCACCACTATATTGGTGGAAAGAATTTGATACTTATAAAATAGGAACTGTAGCTAATTCAACATCTACAATGCACAAGCTTGCATCTACTCCTATTACTCTTGATTGTTTTGAAATGGATGACTATGATTCAAACGTACAAATCTTTGATACAGAGTCTTGGCGTCTTGATATTTATACTTACCATGTTTGGGAAGATATGGTTAATATTTGTGAAACTTTACGTCAGCGTTATTTAGAAACTAAAGATAAAAAATATTGGAAAGAACTTATCCGTTTACTTCCAGAGTCCTGGCTACAAACACGCACTGTAACTATGTCTTATGCTAATATTCGTAACATATACGCACAGCGTCAAAACCATAAACTATCAGAATGGCATCAGTTCTGCGATTGGATAAAAGTTCTTCCTTATAATAATGAATTAATTACTTTAAATTTGTAACAATTTCTTCTTCTATTGTATAAATATAAAAAATATGATATAATATTTATATAAGATAAAAAAGGAGATTTTTACTATGACTAATACTGAATTTTATTCATTACTCAAACAAGGACTCACAGCAATTAATGCACCCGAAGAAGCGATGGATATGCTGAATAAGTTGCAGAACACCGGCAATGGCGCCAAACCTATGATTACTCCAAAGGGAAAGGCTATTGTCGATTTTATGATGCAGGATCCGCTTGAATTATACACATCACAGACTATTGGTGTTAGTATGCAGATTAGTTCTCGATCTGTTGCAGGTTCGCTTAGACCTCTTGTTGATAAAGGTCTAATAGAAAAGATGGGAAAGAACCCAACTGTTTATAAACTATCTGACAATTACAAGGAAATCTACGACATCCTAACCGCCACAGATATTGACAACTGAAAAATTTTGTGGTATAATAATAAGAGAAATGAAGTTTGAAACTGAATTTTAAGGAGAATTTTAATGAGAAATAACACAAACACACAGACTATAGAAGGAAGAATTTATCAGCATAATCTACAAGTTAGAAAAGTTGAAAATCAAGCTTCAGAAAACTATGGCAAAGAATTTATTAATGGTACAATTGATGTAGCAACCGATGATGCGGGAATGAATATTCTCCAGGTTCACTACTCATATGTAACAGAGATTACAAAGAGTGGTAAGACAAATGGTTCTTACACAGCTCTTAAGAGAATCATTGAGAGTGGCAAGACTATTCTTAATGATGGTATGGATAATGCAACAATGGTTCGCCTTACTCCAAGTGCAGCACTGAATGACTTCTATCCACAGGGTCAGGAAGATCTTGTTTCTTCTCCAAGAAATGAGGGAGGATTTGTAACAATCGTTAACTCTCTCCACCCAGAGAATGAGCGTAGCAAGTTCACATTCGATGCACTTATCACAGCTGTAAAGCATGTTGATGCTGATCCAGAGAAGAATATTGCAGAAGATTATGCAGAGATTAGATGTGCAATCTTCAACTTCAAGAATGATATTCTTCCATTCACACTTGTAGCAAGAAACCCTGGTGCTATGAAGTATTTTGAAGACCTTGATGTAACTGGTGCAAACCCAGTTTACACAAAGGTATGGGGTAAGATTGTTAGCAAGCTTGTCACAACTGAGCGTAAGACAGAATCTGCATTTGGTGAAGATGCAGTAGACACATTCGAGCGTAGAGTTCGTGAGTGGGTCATCACAGGTGCAGCTAAGGAGCCTTATGACTTTGGTAATGCAGATGTTATGACAGCTGAGGATGTTAAAAAGGCACTTGCTGATAGAGAAGTATATCTTGCTGAGGTTAAGAAGAGAAGCGACGAGTATTATGCAAGTCGTAACGCCGGTGCAGCCGCAACAACAAATGCAGCAGTACCTGAAGGTGGTTTTTCATTCTAATGTAATGAGGGGTTAAGAAATTAACCCCTCTTATAACTATTTAATAAAGGAGAAACACATGGCAGAAATTAATCTTCTAAATATACAACCTCACCAGGTTAGCCGCGATATGCGTGGTTATACAGTATTCTTCTACGGTGCAGCTAAAACAGGAAAGACTACTAACGCAGTTAAGTTCCCAAAACACTTACTTCTTGCTTTTGAAAAAGGTTACAATGCTATTCCAGGTGCTATGGCACAGCCAATTAACAGCTGGTCTGAATTTAAGAAAGTACTTAGACAGCTTAAGCAGCCAGAAGTTAAACAGCAGTATGAAACAATTATCATAGATACTATCGACATAGCTTATGACTATTGTGTAAAATATATCTGTGATAATGCTGCAAGATCTGATGGTGGTTTCGGAGTAGATGCACTTAGTGATATTCCATATGGTAAAGGTTATGGAATGGTATCACAAGAATTTGATGAATGTCTACGTTCAATCGTTCAGATGGATTATGGTCTAGTAGTAATCTCACATGATGTAGATAAGACCTTTACTGATGAACAGGGTAGAGAATATAATAAAATTGTTCCTACTCTTGATAAGAGAGCTAAAAATATTGTATCTCGTATGGTAGACCTTTATGGATATGCTAGACCAGTTACCGATGCAGATGGTAATACTACAACAAAGTTATTCATCAGAGGTACAACAAGATATGATGCTGGATCAAGATTTAAATATACTCCAGATTATATCGACTTTAGCTATGAGAATATAGTAAATGCTATTGGTGATGCTATAGATAAGCAAATGAAAGAAGATGGAGCAGAGTTCTTTACAGATAATAGAAATAATCTCTATACAGATACAACAGAAGAACTTGACTTCGATGAACTGATGGCTGAATTTAATGGAATGATCGAAAAGATTGTGGGTTCAGCAACAGATGAAGAAATGGAAACATATTGGCAGCCAAGAATTACTTCTATCACAGATAAACATCTTGGTAGAGGACATAAGGTTGGTAATATGGCACGAGAACAGGTTGAAGCACTATCACTTATTGTCGATGATATGAGAGAACTTGTTGCACTTACTAAAAAGTAAAATAATATCAAGTAGGTTTAAAAAGCCTACTTGATTTTTTTATAAATATATGCTATAATATTATTAGAAAGGTATAATATATGGCAAAAGCAATGGTTAAATGTCCTTATTGTGAGAAGATGTTTGACCGCAATGATCCTAGTATTAAATTTATAAAAATAGGTCGTAGATATGCTCATATTAGTTGCTATAATAAACATGAAGCAACTATGACTCAAGAAGAAAAAGATTTAAGGGATTTATATGCGTACATCAAAGAACTATTAGGGGCAGAATATAACTTTAAAAAAGTAGAGCATCAAATAAAAGAATATAAACAGTATAGGGACGGTAATGAAATGCCCTATACTTATTCTGGTATGCTCGCATCTTTAAAGTGGTTTTATGAAATTAAGGGGAATAGTAAAGAAGCTGCTAATGGCGGTATAGGTATTATTCCGTATATATACAATGATGCTAAAAAGTATTATTATAACTTATATTTAGCACAACAAAAGAACAAGGAAATTAAGAATTATATAGCTAAAGTTGAAGTAGTAACCATACCACCGCCAAAAATGTTACAACCTAAGCCGCGGTTATGGTTTGATGATGAGGAGGATTAATGGGTAGATATACAGACATTCCAAGTTGCATGCAAGTAATAGGTGCAATTTATCAAAATCCTTCTTT